ATACTCTCGACTATGGAGAGGCATCTGGGCTTATGAGGATAGGAATAGAGAGAGTGAAAAATCTAGATTAATCTCTCCCGCCTTACAACAAGCAGTAGAATCCTCAGTAGCTGAGATTGAAGAGGCCACATTCGGAAGGGGTAAGTGGTTCGATATTCAAGATGACTCACTAGACAAGGACAAAAGTGACACAGCAGTAATACGTAACCTTCTCCAAGAAGATTTAGAAGAAGCAGGAGCAAAGGATGCACTATGTGAGGTCTTCCTCAATGGTGCTATCTATGGTACCGGCATCGGAAAGATTATAACAGAAGAGAAGACTAAGCGTAAACCTTCCGAGATTCCAGTAGAAGGAACATTAGCTACGGTCAGAGAAATTCAGGAGTATACTTCGGTGGATGTCAGCGTAGAAGCTGTCTCACCTAAGGAGTTCTTAATTGACCCTGCGGCTGCTTCCATCGATGAGGCACTAGGCGTAGCTCACGAGGTATATAAGCCACGTTATATTATTTCCGAAGGGATGGAGAAGGGTGTCTACAGAAAGGTGGACATAGAGGCAGATGTGAACATCATACCGGTAGGCTTTGACCCTGAATATTCTAGTAGGGATGCCTCAGACCAAATTAAGATTACAGAATACTGGGGTAAAGTACCTAAGAAGTTCTTAAATAAGAAGAAAGACCAGGATGATTTTGAGTATAATGACGATGAGTTAGTAGAGGCAGTAGTTACTATTGCCAATGATACCTACATCCTACGTGCCGAAGAGAATCCGTTTATGATGGGAGATAGACCTTTCATCTCTTACCAGCACGACATAGTACCTAACAAGTTTTGGGGGCGTGGTGTATGTGAGAAGGGATACAACCCACAGAAAGCACTAGATGCAGAGATGAGAGCACGTATTGACTCGCTAGCACTAACAACTACACCGATGATGGCAGCAGATGCCACCAGATTGCCTAGAGGATTGAAGCTAGAGGTAAGACCTGGCAAGACTATCCTAACTAATGGTGACCCACGCACGGCTATTATGCCTCTTACGTTAGGTCAAACAGACCCACAGACAGCCAATCAAGTAGCTACCCTACAGAATATGGTACAGATGGGCACTGGTTCTTCTGATGCAGGCTCCCCTGATAGAGCTACCTCTTCAGGTATGTCTATGATGCAATCGGCTTCCATTAAGAGACAGAAGCGTACCTTGATGAACTTCCAGAATACATTCTTAATCCCTATGATTAACAAAACTATGTGGAGAAAGATTCAATTCGATGTTGAGCGTTACCCTGTATCTGATTATAAGTTCGTTCCTTACTCTACTATGGGAATTATGGCTAAAGAACTAGAGATGCAGCAGATGGTATCTATGTTGCAGTCTGTGCCTAAGGACTCTCCTGCTTTCAACATACTTATGGTGTCTGTATTCCAGAACTCTAGTATGCAGAACAGGGATGATATTGTAAATGCTCTTATGCAGGCACAACAACCTAATCCACAGCAGCAACAGATGCAGCAAATGCATATGCAGCTAGAGATGGAACAGAAGAAAGCCGATATACAGAAGACTCTAGCAGAAGCACAAGAAGAACAGACTAAGGCGATGAAGAATGCTGCCGAAGCAGGTACTAAACAACCAAATGAAATTGATATTCAGGAACGCTTGCTTTCACTACAGAAAGAAATGGCTTCAATCGATAAGCTTAGAGCAGAAACCCAAAATACACACTCAGAAACAATGAGAAACATTCCTGAAGTAGAACATCTAAAATCAGAGACTATTCTCAATATGGCTAATGCTATGAAGACAAGCTATAACTAATGTCTGTTTCAGATAAAGACTTTTATTACAACAGACTCTCACTAATAGAGAGGGATGGGTGGATAGACCTGGTTGAAGAACTAGATACTCTATCTAAGAACATCAACTCTTTAGATTCTGTTGAGAACGAAAGAGACCTTTGGTTCGCCAAGGGTCAGTTGTCAATCCTACGCCAAGTAATTGGATTAGGAGATACAACAAAACTAGCGATGGAAGAACTGGACTTATAGTCTCAGCTCCATTTTATATATAACTTCATAATCCCTAACAGGACGGAGACCTAAAGATGAGTAATATAGTAGTAGAGGACACTGTAGAAGCAGTGACGGAAGTAGCAGAAGTACAACCAACAACAGACGTAACAGACTTAATAGATGCGGTAGCCTCGGAAGAGTCTAAAGAATATGTTATACCTGATAAGTTTGCTGGTAAGAGTACAGAGGAAATTATAGATAGTTATCAGAATCTCGAACAAGAAATGGGGCGCAAGGCTCAGGAAGTTGGAGAATTAAGAAAGCTATCGGATAGTTTCCTTCAAGCAGAAGTCTCACGTAATCAGTCTAATCCTCAACAACAATCCTCAGATAGACAAGAAGAGGACAGAGGGATGGATTTCTTCGATGACCCGAATAAAGCGGTAAATCAAGCGATTGAGAATCATCCTAAGTTCCAAGAGTTCCAGAAGTTCCAACAGCAGCAAGTACAAGCTTCTGCTCAGGCACATCTAGAACAGAGCCATCCAGATTTTGGTGACGTAGTGCAAGACACTAAGTTCCAAGACTGGGTAAAAGAGAGCCCAATTCGTATGCAACTGTTCCAGGCAGCAGATTCCTATAACTACGATGCAGCTGATGAATTACTGAATAATTGGAAGGACCGTTCTATGGTCTCGAAGACTCAAGAAGTTCGACAGGCAGCAGAAGAGGATAGACAATCCAAGCTTAAGACAGCGACTACAGAATCTAGGTCCTCTACAGGTTCAACAGGTGGAGGAAAGGAGTTCAGAAGAGCCGACTTAATCCGCCTAAGAATGGAAGACCCTTTAAAGTATGAGTCGTTACAGAGTGAAATCTATGCGGCTTATGCGGATGGAAGGGTCACTTAAAAATACTATGCTATTGTCCTCATTGCATTTAGTGATGGGGCGTAAAATCTAAAGGAGAATATAAAATGGCAAATATGACTACAACAACAGGTACTAAATTCATCCCAGAAATCTGGTCTGATGAAGTAGTAGCAACATACAAATCTAACTTGGTAATGGCTAACCTAGTTAATAACTTAAACCACGCGGGCAAGAAAGGTGATTCAATTCACATTCCTCAGCCAGGCCGCAGCACTGCATCTCAGAAGAGAGCGGATACCAATGTAACAGCTATCACAGATACAGCTAATGACATCTTAGTGTCTATCGACAAGCACTATGAATGGTCAATGTACATCGAAGATATTGCATCTCTACAAGCCCTTAGCTCTATGCGTAAGTTCTACACTGACGATGCCGGTTTCGCACTAGCTAAACAAGTTGATACGGACATCATCACTGACTTACGTGGTGCTTCTGCGGTAACTACTGCAACTGTAGATGCTACAGCCCTTGTAGCAGGAACTACTTATACTATTGTTAGTGTAGGAGATTCTGACTTTACTTTATCAGGTGCTACTAATAATGCAGTAGGCGAGAACTTTGTAGCTACAGGTACAACTACTGGTACAGGTACTGCTTCAGTAGTTGGCACAGGTGCTTCAGACTTAGTAGGCATTGCTGATGCTAATTGGGATACTAACATCCTAGCAGGTATCGAGTCATTAAATGACAACGATACTCCTATGAACAATCGTTCTTTAGTTTGTTCTCCTTCAGCTTACACTGCTCTATTAGCGACTGATAGATTCACTGAGCAAGCATTCATCGGTAATGGTAATGCTATCTCTACTGGTAAAGTAGGTTCTATCTATGGTGTGGATGTATATGTTTCATCTAACATTGGTACCGGTGCTACCGCTAAGGCTATTATGTTCCAAAAGGATGCTTTAGTTCTAGCTACACAACAAAGTGTACGTACACAGACTCAGTACAAACAAGAAGCATTAGCTGACCTGTTTACTGCTGATACTGTATATGGTACTAAGGTTGTCCGTGCTGGTTCTATTGTACAGATGACTGGTGAATAATCAGTTAGTTTAACCCTAGCCCTTCTTCGGAGGGGCTTTTATTAAACTAATTTCCATAGTGAGGTGATTCAATGAAGTTGAGTAAGAAGAAAAGATTAGCTCTGGCAGTTAAAGCTATGAGACGTAGATTACAGAATTAGGAGAGGATAAGTTATGGCAATCGATAGAGGACAAACTGTAGCAACCAGCCAGCCCTTAGCTCCTAGCTCGTCTACACCTGTAAGTTCTATCGACAGAGGACAAGGGATAGCAATTACACAAGAGCTTGCTGCTTCTTTTGACGTGGGCAATCTCGTTGAGGAATCAAAAGGATATGCAGCATCTACAGCAGCAGATTTAGTAGCTACAAACCAAGATACTCTAGACACTGCTGCAGATTTAGCAGCTACAAACCAAGATACTCTAACTACATCTGCATTTTTAGTAGCTACATACCAGGATACTATTGATACTGCTGCAGATGTAGTCTTAACTAATGCAGATGTAGTACTTACAAACCAAGATACACTAGACACTGCTGCAGATTTAGTAGCTACAAACCAAGATACTCTAGACACTGCTTCAGATTTAGCAGCTACAAACCAAGATACTATTGATACTGCTGCAGATGTAGTCTTAACTAATGCAGATGTCGTTACTACTAATGCAGATGTAGTATTAACTAATGCAGATGTCGTTGCTACTAATGCAGATGTAGTCTTAACTAATGCAGATGTAGTCTTAACTAATGCAGATGTAGTCTTAACTAATGCAGATGTAGTCTTGACTGCTGCAGATGTAGTTTCTGCTTCTGCTTCGCAGACTTCTTGTTCTCTTTCTGTTGTTTCTGCTGGTGGTTCTGCTACTGCTGCTGCTTCATCCTCAAATTTTAGTTTTGCTTCTTTAGTATCTACTAATGCAGATGTAGTCTTAACTAATGCAGATGTAGTATTAACTAATGCAGATGTAGTCTTAACTAATGCAGATGTAGTC